TTCAAGTAGTTGTAGAACCACGGCGTAATAGTGAGGACTGTCGGGGTGCTGATTTTAACGCCGTTAGTTCTAAGCGTTACCAGACCATCGTCAACAAGTGTCTTTGCGCCTGTCGCGTCGGATACTGGGGTAGATGCACTCGCCGTGCCGCCCAGCGCGGCAATCTGCGCTATGTAAGCGTCGCGGGTGGCGGCCAGCTCCTCGGCCGAGCCCTTCATATAAGCCTGCATCAGTCCGTCGACAGCCTGCGCCTCGTCTACGTCGTCAACAAGGAAATGCGTGTACTTGAACTGGTCGATGTTCATGTAGACGGAGGTATCGGCAGGAGTTTCAGCGGCGGCAATGTTCGAGCCGGGTATATATGTCCCAACTTTCGGTCTGCCAGCGCCTATGATTTTTACCTGCTTGCCAACACCTATTTCGCCCTGAAATTTAGTGTTGCAGTCCTCTTCCATGACGCATATTTTGCTTGTTTCGAGTTGAATGTATTTGCTCCAAATAGTGGGCTTGAAGTTTTCAAATGCCATTGGAAATCATCCTTTCGTTTACTTGTGTTTTAGTCGGGTAAGCGACTTAATCGCTTTCGCCAGTATTTTGGGGTCATCGAGTAGTTTCGGGTTTTTGTCGAGCCGTGCCAGCTCGTCAGCAGAGTAATACTCGCTTTCGGGCGTGGACTGATCGCCGACAGCACCCATAGCGGGCGGTTCGGGTTTATGTTCGGGTTCAGCCACATCACGCGCGGCGCGTACCATTTTGTACGCCGTTATCGGGTCGCCCTTTTTCACGCGCAACATTCTGAAATCCTCGCCTAAGTCGTCAACCGTTTCCGCTGTTTCGTCGGGGAATGCCGCCTTAATCGCCGCGAGGTCTTGAGCATACAAAAGCTCCGCAAACCTTGTGCGGAGTTCGTCGCGCTCTTTGGCGACGGCGACATATTCAGGGTCTTGCTTCACGCGCTCTTTTGCTTTCTGCGCTTCAATCGCGTCGCGGGCGCGTAGCTCGTCCACGCTGATGTTAAGCGCTTTCGCCACAAGCGCGTCTACTTTGTCGGTGATGGATTCGCCGGTTGCGCCGAAATGCTTTGTAAGTGCGCTGTCAACCTTTTCCCTTTCGCGCCGTGCTTCGTCAAGCTGACGCTGAAGCTCTTGGGTTTTGCGCCTCATCTCTGCAAATGCGGCGTTGTCGGCTTTGGTCTGTTTGGGCTTGTCCGCTTCTTTCGCTCCCTGTTTTGCCGCCGTCGCGGGTTCAGCAGGTTTCACGGTTTCTGCGGCTTTTGGTTCGGACGCAACGCCCACGCCCGCTTTCGGGTCTACGACTCCCGAAGCCCCCGCGCTATCGGGGGTTTTGGTCGTCGGGTCTACGACTCCCGACTGCACACCGTTGAGTGTGTTTAAGTTTTCCATTTAGGTTAATTCTCCTTGTTTGTTATTTCACATCCCCATTGAGGGGTTGCGTACTGTGGATTTTGCCGCCGCGCCTTGCGGGGTCATTGCTGACGGCGCAGGGACATTCTGCGGTAGAGGCACGGACGCAGGCATACCACCAACAGGCGGCACTGTTCCCATGCCGTTTTCAGGCGCGACTTGGAGCTTGCGCTTTTTGAGGATTTTCTCAAATGCGGCTTTCGGCGCTGTTGAGTCAGGGCTCATTGCGTCAACCGCTTCTTCAAACGTGATGTAGCCAGCCGCGAGCGCATTATCCAAAGCCTGCTGTTGTGCAAGTTTGGAGAACGGGTTCGCCTGCGCCGCGTCAATTCTGACTTTTAACCTCGCGTCGGCAAGTCCGCTAATCGTGTCAACGCGTATCAAGCCACCTTCGCCCTGTGACTCAACTTCAAGCCCGTTCGGGTAATACGCGCTCGCCATAGCTAAGTAAATTTCAGCGATTTGCTCAACGAATTCCTCATCCGCGGAAAAGTGTTCGTTAAGCGGTATCTCCGACTGCCCTTTAAGCGCGATAATCGCGGCGGCGCTTGTACGTTCGGGGTCAATGTTGCCTAACGCCGCGTCACCCGCACCCGCAAGCTCACGCGATTTTGTGAGCAGTTCAAGTTGCAAAAGCCCCGCCTCCTGTGACATTGGAGCGGGGTTGATGTAAGCAAATGCATTTTTAACGTCCTGCACGTTGCCAGTCTTGATTTTGATAGGCGCGCCGACTGCGGTAACGTCCGTGGGGTTCTCTATCTGATTTTCAGCGTAGACAGGTTTCGCGAAAGCGTTTTGCTGTGCCGACTTCAAACGCCAGTACAGTAGTTTGTTTTCCTGTATCTGATTGTTTATAAGCGGGACTACTTCGCCTAATCCCCTTGCGCTGTTCTTTTTCCGTGACCACACGAAGGACGCTATCGGGTATTTAGTCAAGCCGTTAATTGGTGTGTCAGGCTGATAGGTCACATATCGCGTTGACCGCTCTATGTGGACTATGCCGTCCTCGTCCTTTTCCAGCATCAGCAGGCAAGAGCATTTCCCGTCGTCGCCGCGCTGGGCGTCCGTGTCAACCTCGCCGACAACCGTGTCCGTGTCGCTGTCGGGGACAATCAGGTCAATGTCGTCTTTTGCGACCTTGTTCTTTTTCGCGTCGGCTTTTACGTCACCCACGGGACGGCGCTCATAAATGATGATGTACCGCTGTTTCTGTATGTCGCTCTGCTGTTCGTCCGCAAAGTAGATTGATGTGTTGTCGATAATCTGTGCGCTTAGGTACTTGTCGTAGAAGTAAATATAGCTGTCACCCGCGATGCAAGCGTCGCGTATAACCTTTATTCGCTTTGCGTCCATTTTTTGAGCGTCCCACCGCGTCCTTGCGAACGTGTCAAGCGCGCTGCAAATTTCGTTTATGGTGTTTGTCGCCGCGCCCGCGTCCTGGGCAGAATATGAAATGCTCATTTTGCGTTGGCTGACGGTGTTGGTTTTATAGCGCACAGTTGGGGTAATAAAGTTATACACGGGATAATCGCCGGGGACGGCTATTCCCTCCCACTGGTTGCCCTCATAGAAGCGGAATGCCTCTGCCGTGTTTTCGTACATGTTAAGCATTCTGTGGTGGTCAACGCCGCGCTGATACCGCACCCATGCGTTTGTCTCTGTACCGCGTTCGTGTTTATCTTTCGCCATCGTATTTCACCTTACTTTTGTAGTCCATGACGGCAATATCCCGCGCCAGTTCTTCGATTGCCTTTTTGTTCTCCATTTTGGAGCGTTCGCGTTCCTCTTTGCTCGGAATTTTGGGCAAAGTAAAGGCGGGGTCAAGTCTTGCCCCGCCTGCGTCTTTATTAAGTTTTAGTCCGTCTTTCAGCCCCAGCCGATATACAAACCCGCCCGTGACTGCCGCGAACAGTACCGCGAATATCGCCACTATAATCTCAATCATTCAAGCACCTACTTCACATAACGATTCCATCTGAACCGCTTGACTATGCCGAATATGCCGAAGCCCTCGTCCACTTGGTCATTTGATACGACAATCTGACAGGTAATGTACTTTCTAACCCTTGTATTCAGCGCGTATGTCCTTGCGCCTTGTCCTGTCTCAAACGAGAAGTTGCTAAAATCTATGTCCGCAAAGTTGAACGCGTTCATTTCTGCTTCGGTTGCTACCTCAATCCCGCCAGCGTCAAAGTCCGTCACAATGGCAAACTTCGCGGAGCTGCGTGTGTTCGGTTTAAGCATGACCGCCGTTCCGCGCATAGGTAATGTTTTCATTCTGCCTATGTCGCCGTCATCGTCTGCCTTGGTAGTCCATACCGCTGTAATTGCCGCGCCGTCATCACTGAACCGGCTCATGCGTTCGGTGTCGGTGTTGAACATGCACACTCTACCGTCAGCCGTGCCGAAGTAAAGAGTTCCCTCGACTTCAAGAAAGCACACGGCGGGAATGTTCGTCCATGTATAACACTCATAAACGTAATCGCCGCCCGACTGCGGTTTATATGTCTTGTTCTGTTTTCCGTCCAGCACATAGCAGTTGCCGTTGACGCAAAGCAAATAGCGGTTGTCCCACTCCACCGCGCAAGCCTTGTCAAGGTTTGGCTCTCTGCAAAGTTGCGCGTCAACATAGTGTGACCTGTTCTGCACTGTGTGGAAAGTGTCAACATCTGTTGAGGCTATGCCGTATATACCCGAACGGCTCAAAAACAACGCCTCGTCGCCCAGGTTGGCAAACGCATACCGCGATATTGCGCCAACACCTGAAACGCCCTGCGTGACGGAAAACGTCGCGTTGCCATCAGCGTCTAACCCCCACGAACGCAGGAATATTGCCGCGTCTTGGTCGTTCTGCCCTTTTATAATCGCCTGATATGCGCCGAAACGTCTGTACCCCATAATCGGGTTTGCGTCTGCGCCTATGAAGTCAAACGATGTGTCGGGAATGTATGCAGGGTCTACCTGATAATCCGGCTCGTGTATCTCGCAATGCCAGTCCACGTTTGGGTTGTCGGGGTTTCCGCTGAAAAACACGCGCTCACCCTCATTGCCGCCGAAGCCGTACAACGCCGCAAAGCGGCATTTGTTTATCGCGTCTTCGTAGCCAGTGACCGTCTTTGAAAACTCAATGACAACATTGTCCTCGCCCTCAACGCTGGGCGCGGCGGGTGCTGTGTTGAACGTGACCGTGCCGTTTGTGAGGTCTACCGTGTAATCCTCTGCGGCAACCGCCACACCGTCAACCGTGACGGAACTGACGCTTGTAATGCCTGTGCTGTCGAGCTGATACACCGTAGCCGTGCCGCTGCTAAGAAACGAGTTCTTGCGCTTCGGTGTCAGCAGGTTCACCGCTTCGTGTGCCGTACCACCGCCAGCAGGGGGCGCGGAGATAACCGTGGTCGGCACATACGCCACGCTTGATACCGCGGCGATTGTTGAGCCGTCGTACACAAGGTATTCCGCGCCAGTCAGTATATACAGCTTGCCGCCATGCACAAACGCCGTTGACGGCGCGTTTGCAACGTCAGTGATAAGCTCGGCGGTCGCGGTATCGTCTGCATACCAGCGGTAAATATTTGTTCCGCAATGCACTATCAGGTGTTCTTCTCCCGCTTTATACAGCCTGTATAATCCATTTATCTTTGCCGTGCCTATTGTCTTTAACGTGCGCCAGCCGACACGCTTTTCAGGATAGCCGCCTGCGTCGGATATGAGGTTGGGCGCATACGGAGAGCGTGACCTGTCAACCACGGTAGGGTCGGTCGAGAGGTCTACGCCTTTGAATGTGCTGTATTTTACGGTGTACGTTTCGGGCGGGTTTCCGTTGATTTTAACTGCCTCCAAAATACACCGCTCCTTTCGCAACGTACCAATATCCGTCACTTGCCCGCCCGTTTGCCGGGTACTGCCCCTTTACGGAATGGACAACGCCGTAGTATGTACTGCCCTTGCTGTACGTGGTGACGGTTTGGGTGCTTGAATCGCTCGTAAAAAATTCCGTTTTGTATTTTCCACCGGAAACGTCGTTCAAAAAAATTTTTGCATGGGAACGCGGAGTGCTTGAAGCAAAACGATATACAACCGTATTTCCCGCCGCTGCAACGTCTGCAAGGGTTGGGTATTCAGA